CTCATACTCAAGAAAGTCATCATCCTCTAACTCATATTCTTCTTTTTCTATATCCTCCAGACGGATTCTATGATCACAGCGGGAATAGTCTAACACATGTCTATCCAACAATTCATCAAAACTGGGAAAATGATCAAAAATCTCCTCAGCTGTTATACCAATTTTCCGCACAAGACGGCGCAACCTCGTCTTATCGACCATCGTCAAATCTAACGTACGCATTATCTCTGCAGGCGTACGAGAATCCATCCTACATAACAAATGAAAAAAGTTAGAAACTACTTCGTAAGCATAAGGATTAGTCCCCATAGTATCATACGCATGTCCTACTGAGCTAATTATCAACTCAGCAGCCACTGGACTATCTGTCGCAAACAACCTTATCATCTGCTCATCTATTTCCTTATAAGGCAACACCTCAGCTAGGTCCGGCCTCAGTGTATTAGCAACAAAATATCTTTTTAAAAACTTAGGACCTCTTTTGACTATCCGCCCACTCCGATCAGGAACAGACAACAAAGAGTAATATATCTTCTCATCTCTCAACTCCATATTACAATAATCCTTCAAGAACCCTTTCCAAGTAATATGGTTCATTATATCTGACAAGATAACCGGTGCACACCATATATGATCATCTCCATACACCACTATGACTATTATCAACAAAGCCATAAACTCATCAATTATTCTTGCACGAGTCGGGTGCCTAGATTTGATATGCTCACAATAACAGAAGAAAAGAAACGCCATTATCCAACTATCTCCATGAGACGTCTCTTTCCCACCAGAATACATCACGCCACACATATACCTCCAGAACGAGCCTACATGACAAACTAACTTATACGCCACATTAGTTGCCCAAAACACCAGCAACCTACGCAAAAATCGCTTCTCCCGCCTACTCATCTCGTCCCACTTATAATACGGCCAAACATTATGGCAATACAACAACAACTGCCAATCATTAATGTGCTTATCCAACCCGGTTATATCTCCATCTACATATATCATATTAGGCATGTCTCCATTTAAGAATTTAAACAAACGATACGCTCCTCCATACCACCATTTCATACCTATACAGATCACATTATTTCTCTCTAACAACATACGCTTCTCATTTACTAAAATACTCATAAACATATGTGTTAAATCCGGTATAAAGAACTCTCTCATTTTCATCATCATCTCTCGCAACTGAGCCATTGTTTTAAATTGACCTATTCTAAGCTCGTGCTTTAACTTTACCACACAGAATATAGCGTTCAATAGCTCGTCCCTATCCGAGTCTATTGAAAGCAAAATATCATGAAGCTTACGAATGGCAGCCTGCAGAAGAAACAACTTTCTCCCTGACGAAACAACTTTCACCGCCTCTCCATTAACTTCACCCTTTAAACTACCTCCTGGCGCTATACCTCCTGAAGTATTAATCTTAACCTTCCTAATCAACTGTTTTGGATTATACTCAAATCGTATAGAGGCATGGTTTTTTTGTGTCCCCATCTGAAAATTCAACCAATTCAAAGCGGATGGTACAAAATTCCACATGGCTGCTTCTGACGGACCCCTTGGCATAGTATTATTATTAAAATCAGCATACAAACGCATCTGTTTCTCAAAAGGAAAATATGATGTAGTATACAAAACACGTTTTAGCCCGCCATAATCACCGAAGACAGTATCTGTCCACGACAATTTCTTCTGACACATTGCTCGCAGAGACATAATCGTTCCCTCTCTCTTCTCTTCGCGAGGCTCTATACCGAATCTCCTCCAATAGTTTTCCTCTACACACCTAACTAAGTCTTTCCACTTATCACATGGAACACACATAGTCTGGTTAGCCTTATTCGATACATGGAATGGAGGAGACACAGCAATCGAAGATGATGGTGTGTTGAAATCTCGCAATACATTCTCATACAACGCCCAATCAAACTCCTTCTTCTGAACCTGTCCATTTGGTTTTAGGTAATATTGTGCTACTAAATAAGCTTTCACGGCAGCATAAATTTCACGCACGGTCCTCTTATGAACTACATACCGCGGCTCAAAAACAGCTGGAATTCCCAAAGCAGGAAACTCCACATACAAACTACAGTCACAACTATTATGATCTAGGCATCCTCCTGGCACCCAAGTAAAAGTATGCCTTTTTACCTTATTCTTCTTAAACATTTTCCTAGAAAAAATATACTTTAATATTTGATACTTCGTCCCTATAAAGAAAAAAATCAGGTCTAAATCTCCTATCGATATGCCGGTATTCAGCTTGAGTTATTAAAGATCCGAACGTGCAATTAACGGTTCGTA